TGGACTTAAAGAAGCCGAAAGCCCGAATCGTTTTTTCCCAGGTTCTGTAGAGCGACCCACTACACTTAAAAAGACAGTCATCACCATTTATTCTTACCGGGAGGTCATACCACTTACATGGAAGCCGCAAATAAGGGTCTCCATCTCCGGGATTATTATATCCATATCCTGAGTTGATCGCGACACTAAGACAATACGCGGCCATGTTCGCCAAGCAGAGAATCGGAAAAGAGAAGACACACCCCATTAGTTGACCGTTAACTTGTTCACACTCGTTAAGGCCAACGTCTGAGATATGTTCTACTCCCATCTTTTTCCCTTCTGTCGAATACCGTATAGTATTGTCCATCATGCCACGCTCTAATACAGAGTGAGTGATCGGATCACCCGAAAGACCACGGATAATTATCCGACTGATTTCAGCCTTCAAATTATCTGTAGCCCCCGAGTAATCGGCGGAACACCAATATTTGAAATCGGGATCATTTACAAATCGTTTCACAAAATCCTCACTCTCCTCCACAATATCTTTAACTACTTTCTTACTCATTTCCTTTCCTATTAACTCAAATGGTCTGAACTTATGAACTGCCTTCCAAAGCAATTTCTGAAGTGGCTGATAAAGCCCATTTGTCACGATACTACCGGCCGTTATTGTCCTCACCTTGAGGGGCTCAAGTATGAATTTCGCGAATGAGTAACCCTTAATTTCATTAGAGATCGAAAGATCCTGAAGAAATCGAATGTCATCCTGAAAGTCAACCTGCCAGCCAGGCCGATAAGAAGTCGTGACAGTGGCGTCACCAGGAAAATGCCCCATCTGCCAAATGATGGGGGGGGCGGTACAAACCTGATACTCAAGGGACTCTCTCTCACCCTCTGTAAATTCCTCGTCGAAAAAATCATTTGAAACCTGATCATTTCGATAATAACGGAGGAGTTTTCGGCGAACCTCATCTTGCGGACAGAATGCTAGGAGTCGTAAGACCCCTGCATTCCCTCCTTTGGATCGGGTTGCTTCATAACAAGAGTTAGAGCTAATGCCCTGAATATCGCGATTTGCCCATTGGTCATAAAGAATCGGACCACCTATATCCTCAACGAACCTTTTCACAAACCTCTCAACATATTCCCGAAGATTATCGGAAATCTTTGTCTCTTTCTCCAAAGTAGACTTATGTTTTCGTGCAGTCTGTAAAATAAACTCGCTGGGGGCATGGGGTAATCCTTTCTTCAGCCCCTGGAGCAGAGTCCATCGCCATGAGATACTTCGTCTCCCTTCTCTCACACCTCCCAGGCATTTACTAAAGATCAACCGACCCACCTCACCAGGGAGAAGACGAAACTTCTCCTTTGTAAGGGGGGCCTGAATCCCTTCAGGCAACTCCCGGAACGCATGAGTTTCAGGAAACTCAGATTCCACAAAGCGACGGCACACGGCATACTTTATGTATTCCACCCACCTCCCGTCTAAAACAAGAGGTAAATAGAAAAGCATACCGGCGGCCATGAGGGGTCCCTCGACCTCCTCCTTGAAGATACGCTGCTTCCAAAAAATCTTAGTACAACTCACAATTACGTTTGTTATCCGCAATGCAAGCCCGATTTCTTGCTCTAAGAAGTTCTTTCCCCCCATCTGATCGATGGAGGTACGGACTTTGTCCAGTGAAGAGCGCGGGAACTTGACCTTTATTGCTTTCTTCCCCTCACGGGGAATAGAAATTGAATAAAAGTCAGGAGCCTGAACATTATCCGTGCCGTAGTTTAACTCCGCGGCGGCTTGCAGAGTGAGATCAACCAGCCGACGCACCTCCAAAAGGATCTGAGATGCTCCACCTTTGATTAATCTCGAAGGGACAAGTATTTCATTCATTTTTTTGTCCATGGTGCTTTCACTTAAAATTCGCTCTTGTTCGGTTAAGAATCAAGAGCTTATTCTG